TACCCCTGCTGCGGTAAAAGTCTGGAAACCGTCAACCGCTGAACCCAAAGTGATTGTGCCAGTACCCGTAGTAGCGGTTGTCATCTTGGCACGATTGACCAGTTTTACCATAGCGGCACTCCAAACTTAGTTGTTAAGCAATACGAATGATTGCGTTACTTGCGTCTGCTGTTGGGAACACGATCTGAAAGTCCCCAGAAGTTGATGACTTGTTAGAGCCAAAATCAAGAACAACTACGCTTGGATCTCCTGATGCACTGTCGTTATAGATCAATGCGCCACGAGCAGTGATTGTTGCAGATGTAAACGTAAGGTCTGCAAAGTCAGTCAAAGCTGTAGTTCCTGATGTTGTCGGTGTTACGTTTGT